TTATCCTCTTCTGTTGTTACAGTGTCTATTGCACCAATTCCAACAATCCCAATGGCAGTCCCAATTCCAGTCATCATCCCCTGAATTTACGCCTCTAATACATCCTCTATCTTCTAACTCATCAAATTTACGATCTAATGCTTCGGCGTCTTCTCTGATATCTTTAATAAGTCGATTTATGTCATTAACTAATGGTCGACAATTACGTACCCCTCTTACACTTTCTCCTCTTACTCTTTCTTCTCTTACTTCTTCATTACGCCAATCGTTACATCTTCTACAATTACAAGCCATTATAACATCTCCTTTCTTAAATTGTTTTACAATAATAATTTATGCAACACTGGACAAGGATGTTCCTAAAATATTTAGGTAAAAAAATAAAAGGTAGGGCCAAGGCTCTACCTTTTATTTCTATTTGCTTCTTAAATAACTATTTGGTTAGATGACTTTTATTATAGTTAATATTCCATTTGAATGACCAGGGCTTATTTTTTTCTGTTGTATAGTGCTTTTCAGTGTATTTATTATATGTATTTTATGTAATTTAAAAATGCATTTTTGTCAGTTAAACTTTTTAGTTCCATAATAGTACCACATATTTTATCATACTTCAACAAAGCCTATAGACAAAAACAACTTGTAAACAAATACAATCTACGTATATAGCAAACGTTGCGAGCGTATTCTATGCATAGAAGTCTACTAATTACTAGTAGGACTTTTTGTTTTGTATTATTGTGCTTTTACTTTGATAATAGGTACACCGTCGTAGCTAATATCAATCTTCTCATCTCTGATGTCTTGCAGCTTCACATAGTTGTGCCCATCTTTTTCTATAGCATCAACATCTTTCTCTACACCATTAAGTTTAATTTTAACTTTTTTAATCACTTCTTCTTCCTCCTCTAAAAATAGTTTTCTTTCAGCTTCTCTTCTTCTTACTAGACCAGGGAGTACCTTTCCTCCTCCTTTATTCCAACGTAGGAACTCATCTGCTGTACCTAACACATCTCCTTTATTAATTCTGTTAAGTAAATCACTTTTTTGAAGTGCGCCAGCTCCACAGTTATATGTAAAACTTACAAGAGCATCATATTGATTTTGATTTAATTTAGAGTAAGTTACATATTTATTTACTGCATTTTCATATGACTTAAGATTTTTAATAAGAAGATCATCAGCCTGTTTCTGAGTAATAACCATTCCTTCATGTGGTTTAATCCCATTAATAGGTTCTGTAGTTCCCCACCCAATAGTCCAAACACCTGCCGGGCATTTATATGCTTTAAGGTAACATCCCTCAAATGATTTTATTAAATCAATACCTACTTTAGATATTCTCATATTAAGCACCTACTTTCTGTTTAATTTCTTTTACATCATCTTGAATGTCATCTAACTTACTTGCATAAATAGCAATTGTCTCTATTGCTTTCTGGTTGACCATCCGACTCTCAGCAAGTTCAACATAAAGCTTATCCTTATCAGCCACTTGCTGTTGCCATAATTTCCATACAAAAAAGCCACACGCTACCATTACAAAAATAGGAACGCCTAAACTTGCTATTAAACTTTCTACTGTTGATATGTCCATAACAAACCTCTTTTCTCTTATATAGTAAAAAAGACATAAAAAATACAGCCTTTAAGCTGCTCTCTATGTCTTATCTCAAATCATTCTTTTATTTACTCTATGTTATTTTTCTTTCCATTTTTTATATTAAGCACGTACAACCACCTCCATATTTAACATAAAGATGGTTGTAATCCATACTACTTTAATAGATTTAAAATATTAGCTACATACGGTATATTAAAAATTACAAATGATACTCCAAGTGATAGCATCACAGCTATTATTCCAGATGCTATTTCTAGTTCGTCTGAATATCCTAATATTTTAAATATTGCTCCTGTGAATATTTGAAATATATCTGCTAGTATTAGTACAATAGTCATAATTATAGTCATATACGCTATATTTTTATATTCATGCGTCTGTGTTAAATCTTTTGGTAACTGGTTTAAAATAAGTATAAAAACATTCAAGATTAGTACTAATAAATTAATTAATCGAATCATCATACTCTCCCCTTTCAAAACAAATTGCTAATATTTATATCGGATTGATAACTTCATTTCTATACTCTACTCAAACTATCCTTTACTTTATGCTGGTACTTCTTCTGAAGTTGGTGTAAATTGTTCCTGTGCATATCCTAGAACCTCTGCAGCTTCATCTGCATTAATCCATCCCATAGCTAAATATAACGCTGCCAATTCCTGCATACCTACTAAATCTTGTGTTTTTTGATCTGTTGCTGCTACTGCAATTCTTACAAAAATGTTCTTCTCTACCATTCCTTTTAACTTTTCACTCATTATCTAATTCCTCCATTTAATAAAGTATTTTTTGCTGTTTGTGTTGCTAACATTCCTATTGCTTCTTCTTGCTGTTTTAGCTGTTGTTTTAGGATTTTCATTTCATCTATTGGCGCATCTATTACTGGCTTTTCTCCTTCTGTTAATTCAACTAATCTACCATCTACTAGCTTATAGTTATCAATAATCTGCACTTTACCTAAATCTAGATTAGTTTCTACCTCTACACTGTTTTCAATAGGAATATGATCTGCTGATAGAGGTTTTCCCCAAGATTTAACAATAAAGTTACTATCTATTAAAACATAGATTTTCATTATACATCACCTCTCTTAATTCCTATTAACCTTGTTATCTTAATATTATTAGGGTTATGCATTATTGTAAATGTTGTTCCGGAACATCTAAACTGAACATTCCCTACACCAAATAATAAATATCCACTTTCTCCATCAGCAAGTTTACTAAAAGTGAAGCTATTATATGTAAATTGTGAGTGCGTATATGATTCTGTATATCCCATTACTTTAAACTCATCATAGCCAACCAATGATTTTAAGAGATTAAATGTGGTTGTGGTAGAACCATCAAACAAAATATCTACTTTACTTGTAGTTCCTATATGATCCCATTCTTGCCAAGTCCCATTTAAGCATGTTCTATAATACATCTTTCCCTTACTCAAAGCACCATAATAGCTTGAAGCTATCTGAGTTAATGAACCAGCTGTGCCTTTTTTCACATCAACAATATAAGCACAATCAGTTCCCTTTGCTGTAGGGCAATTATCTACATAGTATGAAGATACTAGATACAACCCTGTTGTGGTTAAACTATTACAACTTCCCGAATTAATATCTTTTGGTAAATCCCATATCCCTCTGTCATTTAACCCTGTAGAAAAACCATTGATTTGTTCTTCTACTGTTTTACCATCCGGGCCGAATACAACATCACTCGATGTATGAGGATATAATTCATCCCCATTATCTGCTTGAAATGCTCCCTTTAATCTTGCCATCCTTTCGCCTCCTATCCCATTACCTTAAAGAATATTTTTCTAGATACTGCATTCTCTGTACTCGTTCCTACTTTTATTGAATCCCCTGGATCTCCTTTGTCACCTTTAGCACCCTGTGCGCCTGTTTCCCCTGGATCTCCTTTTTGGCCTTGTGCGCCTTGCTGACCTGTTAGTCCAGTATCACCTTTAGCGCCTTGTGGACCTTGTGTGCCTTGTGGACCTTTAAAGTTTCCTCTTTTAGTCCATGTTGTTGATGCTGTTTTTTCATACATATCACCATTTGTAGTATTTAATGCCCAATCCCCAACTGATCCTAATGAATTTGCAGGGGCTGCTGTGACATTGTGCAATTTACTTCCATCTGGTCCTCTAGTACCTGTTGCGCCCTGTGCACCAGTATCCCCTTTTGGCCCTTGTTGCCCTGTGGCTCCAGTATCACCTTTTGGCCCTTGCACTCCTTGTGGTCCTTGCTGACCTGTTGTTCCTGCTTGCCCTCTTAGACTTCCATCATTGAGTTTATCTTGAAATGTCTTACCATCTGCAAACCGGACACATTCTGCTGTAGTTAATACATCTACATCTTCTATTACTGCCCCTGTTTTTTCATCTAATAATTGTACTTGTACCTTTTTATTTGCCATACCTTACAACCTCCTTATTGTATCTTAAGTCCCATTGTTGGACTTACTTTTATAGCTTCACTCGTTCCCCCTGTGATCTGCCTACTTGAAACCTTAAAATACATCTTCCCTTCAACCCTATCTTTTACTGGTATATCCGTACCTTCAGGAATAACATAAGCACTTGATATTTTACTTAACTCTTCTTCTGTTTTCCTTATGTTTCTGTTATGTACTTCTATATCATAAAAATCATCTTCGGTTGGCGTTTCAAACCCATACTTTTGTGTGCGTTCTGTATTCATTTAAGTACCTCCTCCCTAATATGTTTATGTGTCATTGCCTTAAGCTGTCTATGGGTATATCGTTTTAATGTACCATGTTGATTGTATCTAAGTTCTACGTTTATAACTAAATTCGCCGGGGCCATTTTTCTGATTAAATTTCTAGCTTCATCTTCCATTCTTTTTACTGTGAGTTCTACTCTAACAAGCATTGTATATTCATTAGAATTAAGTTGTACGCTAAATCCATCTTCACCACATAGTTGTGTAAGACGTTCTATCATGCTCCTATATGTATAAGGCAATCCGTCCCCCCACTTACTAAGCACTCTAAAGCGCCTACTTTCTAGCGTATCATCTGCAAATGGTGTAAGGTTAAGTATCTTTTCCCTACGTGCAATACCTTCTTCTGTAGCTGTTTGTATAAACTGGTCATTTATAATATTGCTTAGTTCATCATTTACTTTTTTTATTTCTCCATCTTCAATAATACCTATTGATTCAAATTCTTTTATATTTTGTATAGCTTCAATCCAATAGTCTTTTATCATACCTTTGTCACCGCCCCAAGCTTCGGTATGCTGTTAGGTTGTAAGATTAGGTTATTTAATGAACTATTTATCTTAGTAAACTGAACATCTAATACGCCAGTAACCTGAAGGATACGTGTTTCTATGTGCGCAATTCTTACTACTATATTTTCTGCATTCTCCCATGTACTAGATAACTGTATTAGATATTCATCTATAGCCTTATCTATATACGGTTTTACATCTTCCCAAGTATGTGTATCTAGAAGAGTAATATTGCTTTCAACATTTACAACCATTTCATCTACTGGCTGAACAGTTACAACATGTCCTATAGGTGCTATCCCTACTCCTTTGCCTTGATTCTGTGTAGGATCTATAAGCGTTTGCACCTGGTTAATTAATTCATTGTTAGGCTTCTTATATTCTGAGTTAATAACTACTAGCTTAACAGTTCCGCCACCGTTCCAAGTTGGATAAACCTTTGTCCCACCTATCCCTTTAATTTGGTTTGTTCTTTGCTTATAATCAGCAATATTGCCTCCAAATGATTCATTTTCTATGCTGCTAAAATAGCGTTTACGCAATTTTTCATCATCTTCTATATCCTCACCCGGGATAATTATGTCTGATAGCATAGCACTTGTTAAACCTTCTATATTATCTAATGGAATCAACCAACCCGAATATATATTCCCGACTCTACCAAGCTGCTCACACTTTAATTCATATTCAAAACCTACTAAATGCTTAATTACTTGATATGTAGTATCTTCAAATGCAAATCTCTTGCCTATAGGGACTTCAACATTAAACACGCCTTTTCTAATCGCATTAGTTGCTTGACCTCTATACACGCCACGTTCGCTACATCTTTTTGTTAGGAAATCGCCAAAACTAGTATCCACATAAGTTAGATTTAATACATTTTGAAGTTCTAAATAAACTTGCACTAGTTCAAAACATGCCGGGGCGATTGCATCATAGATTAATGTACCTTCTCCTTTGTATATTTCATCCGGTACTTTGCTTAAGCATCTATCAAGTAATTCTTCATAAGTTGGAACGTTTATCATGTATATCTACCTCCCCAAACTCTGTGACTACTGTAAAATCACACGTAAGTAATTTTTTATTGAATGTTACACTAAAGTTATTCACTCCTTTTATGTAGTCATTAACTAATAGTGCTTCCTTGATATATCTTTGCACTTCACTTTCTATGAATGCCCTATCAAAATTCTTATTAATTAATTCCTCTAACTCTACGCCATGATCCCAGGTATAAATAAGATATTTATATCTTTCTGTCATAAGCGCTTTATAAATCCATACTTTAATCGCTTCTTTTCCTTTTACTGTTCTGCCTGTTAACTTGCCTGTTTCAAAGTCAATTTCATACTCTACAGGAATTTTATTTTCCTCTATGATTGCTTCTTTCTTATCCTCTTGATCTATAAAAGGGAATAAACTCATTCAATACTCACCGCCTTGCATAACACAACATAAAGCTGCTCCCCATCCATAGGCATTAATGCTAATATATCTCCCTTTTTCAAATAGCCTTCATATTCAACTTCTGATTCACCCTCTAATGTATATTGACCACTTGCTTCACATGTACCATTTAAAGTTGCTTGATCATTGATAGTATGATTATGACTAGCAAAAGAATCATCACCTGATCCACCCGATGTATTCTGCGTACTTGATAATAAAGTACCATTCATGCTTGATTTACCGTTATTTGTAATAGTCCCTTTTGATGATACTTTTAGGCTTCTTTTATATCCCTCTAATAAATAATCAGCTATTAGGAAATCGTCTGGATATAATATCAATTCATCAACCTTTATATTTAAAGGCGATACGGACACGACTTCCCCCAAGCAAAAAGAAGGTGGATTAAACTTCGCACCTTCTGATTGCATTATTCCTAATAACCCTTCGTACGGATCTTCCGTCATGCATCCACCTCCTACTTTTCATCCATGATATTTTTAAAGTTTAAATTCAGCTTCATAATATGCTGGCCATTGGACCATGTATGTGTATCGCTATCAATATAGAATACGCCTGTTAGCCCACTGGCACTATCTTTAAGTTGAATACCATTCCCTGTAACACAATCAACATAGCCTAGTGCTGTAACATTAACAGTTTTTTGAACATCTACCAGCATTGATTGTGCAATAGTTTTAGCTTGCTTGTCTTTTTCTTTCGTATAAATATTTTGCAGTAATCCATACTTTTTGATCCATTCAGCATTTTCAACCATTCCAATAGCGTTACCTTTGCCATCATAAATGTGTACTCTATTCACCATGTTCTCAATACTTTCAGTATAGCCACTATCAATAATATTACTTTCGTCCGATAACATGAACGTACTCATAACAGCACCAATTTCTATAACGTCTAGTTTGCCATCTCTCATTTTAGCCATATACTTTTTATTATTCTGCTTACTTGCTCCTGTGTAGGCACTCATAAAAATATCATAAATATATTTGTTATTTGATTTTATATCTTGCTTAATTCCTGTCTTAACAATGTTACCTATAGGTATTGAGAAGTCATTGCATATGGTTTTAGTAATTTTTTCTGCTGTTTTCTTTTTGAAATTATATACCCCTCTATTTTTAATAGCGTATATTAAATGATCATAAGCTGTAACATTGACTGTACTTGCTTGCCCTGCCCTAGTATTTAAAAAAACAAACCCTTTAAATAATAGTTTTCCATCATCATTAAAGAGTTTTAATATGCTTCCGTTCTTAATATAAAGGTCTGGTATATTTTTATCTAACACACTATTGATTAAATCTATATCTAATCTTCTTGCAACTTGATTCTTACTTCCTGCCCAAGTTATTTTGCCTATATAATGCGTAATATCACTATATAAATCCTCTTGATGTAAATATACTTTTGGCATTAGATCAGCACCACCGTTCCTTTAATTAGGTCCATGCCCTTATGCTGGTCTACTTTATTCGTTTTTGCTATGGCATTGGCATTACTCATGCTACCAGTAGCTTTTTTCGCTATCGTATACATGTTATCTCCCTTTTGAGCTTTTTGTGTAGAAGATACAGGTTTAGTTTCTCTTTTAGTAGGTGGAACAATAACTTTAGTACCATTTGAAGTTGTAATCTGTGTAGGTTTAACTTGCTTTGTAAAAACATATTCCCTAAGTTCTAGTGTAAAGTAAACATCTCTAGTTCCATCTTGTTCTGAAAATGTAAAGTTCTCAATAGTCATGGCATAATTGATCGGTGTCTCTGTAATAATTAACCGGATAGGCTTACCTGAATCTCTCCACTTTTGAATCCTCTTTACACATTCATAAGGATTAGGAAACCCTGTATACTTGCAAAAATAATATTCTTGTGCCGGGAAAAAGCTTGATAAGGAAATGGATGCAAGGCCTTTTTTACCTATCAAATTTATTTCTCCTAGTGAATTTATATTGATAACCGTATTATTATGTCTTTGTGTTAGTTCAAATTCACCAGGTATAACAGGTAATCTTAATTGTTCTTCATTGTTGTTATATGATAAATAAAAATCCATATGCTCCTCCTATCCCATTGATGTATTCATTGAATGCTTTGCTAGATTCATATACAAAAGATTTGCTACCTTCTCGATATCGGCTTCTTCTCTTACAGTCATTGAAGCTATGTTAATATTAACTCCACCTGAAACTTTTGCATTATCTTCTTGATCTGCTTGAACTTTTGTTTTTATTCGTTCACCTTCATGTACACGCACAAGCATATCATTTCTTGGTACTCTATCTAATCCTGTTGCATATCCAGCAACTGCCTTAGTGTCTATACCTCCAAATGTATTTGTCCCATTACCTGTAAATTTATCTTTAAACTTTTGCACAAATGTTCCATGCTCTTTGGTGAGTTCAGAAACCTGTGGGGAATAGAGTCCAGATGCTGTTAATTTTTCAATAACACTTGCATAACCCTCAGAAAATTTCTCAGCCATCTTTTCTCCAAATATAAGATATTCATTATTAAGTGCTACATCCTCTTGTATGTTTTGAATAACATTCATTTGTGATTCTCTTAACTTCTGCATACCCTCGCCTTTTTGATAATTCACTTCGGCTTCTGTCTTTGCATTAAAGATAATTTCACCCATTTTGGCACCATTGCCAGCAGCTTCTGCTTCTGAGAATTCACTTGTTTTCATAGCATTATTAATAGCATCTACAATGCTTTTTTGATGTTGATTCTCTACATCTGCTTGAAATTCACCTATTAAATTATAAGCTTTTTCCATTTCTTCCCGCATGGGACCATTTAATATCCCTAGTTCTTTTTCAATGCCCTCTTTACGTTTTTCTGTATAACCTTTACCCATTGCACTATCTAATTGTGCCCATGAATCATTTAACGTAGATACCAAACCTGAGTAAGTTTCTGATTGCTTAGCCATATTACCTTCAAACTCTTTACCCATAGCCTCTACTATGATTTGAGAAGCTTTAGCGCCATCTATAGATCCTTTACTAATCATTTCATAAATCTGCCCATTGGATTTACCAAGTGCCTCTGCTAGATAGTCTATAGCCGGAATTGCCCTTTCAGAAAGTTGATTAATATATTCTAAGCTCGTTTTACCACTAGATTTCATACGACCTAACGCTGTTGCTACAACATTTTGTCCCTCTTTATCTATACCTAAGGCACTTGATGCATCTCCTATCTTTGTCATGAAAGGTATAATTTCTTCTTGCTTATACTTATAACTTAGTAATACTTTCGATGTATCTAATAAATCATTCATTTCAAAAGGTGTCTTTGCACTAAATTGTTGAATGTCTTTTAAAAACTTATCTGCATGCTCAGCCCCACCCAGTAATGTACCATATGAAATCATATCGGTTTCACGTTTTGCTGCTAGATCTCTACCATTTGTTAAACTTTCTTCTTGTTCACCTTCAAATTTTTGATAAATGCGTTGTACTTCTTCAGTAAAGTTTTCATCTTGCCTTTGTCGTTTCTCCGTTCCAGATGTTATGCCTCCAGCAAGTCCGCCTACTGCAGCTCCTATTGCGATACCAGCTGGTCCTGCTACTGATCCTAGTGCAGCCCCTGTTGCAGCACCCCCAACCACACCATTAATCATGCTACCTGTGTTCGCACCGAACATAGAAGTTATTTCTTGACTGATTCTTCCAGTAAAAGCATTTCCTATCATACCTGCTAGACCAGCACTCGCTATACTCTTCAACCAAGAAGACTGTTGGCCCTCCATTGTTTTATTAAAATTCTTGGACTTGTTCATATCATCCATTAGTTGCTTTTCCGCTTTACTTGCTTCTTTAGCTGCTTGTGATAACCTTCTGTACTCTTCTTGTAAATCTTCAAGAGCACGTTGCTTCTCTTTAAAAGCTTGTTCCGAACCTGAGACATTCTCTTTTACTGCTTTTTCAAGTTCCTTAAGCTCTTGCTTTGCTTTAGTCATATCAAATTTAACTTCAGTTCTTTTATCAAATGCTTGTGATTGTATTTTCCTATACTCTGATACATCTCTAGATAATCCACCTACAGACTTTCGCATAGATTGAACTGAATGTGTCAAATTATCACTGGCCTTAAATGCTATCGATACATCTTTACTCATTTTCTCCCTCCTTTCTATAAAAAAGAAGCACATAACCAAGTTATGCACTTCTTCTTATTTGTCCCTTTACAAGATTTAATTCATTTTTAATAAATAAAATAACTATCTTATCTATTAAAAATGAAAATTCTACGCAATACTAAATAGAATTATAACCACATCAATCATTGATTGCTTCTATCCCCAGTTTTTCTAATTTATTAAGGTTCTCATGCATATTTCGAATCAACTCTTCAGAATGACCTTCCCAATTCAAAACTTCGCCAATTACTCTCAATGGCTGCTTGGTACGGTAGGACCTAGTAGGATTCCCTGGAAACTTTTTATCTGTTAAATTAGGGTCGTTCTCAATATTACCTAGTGGTTCTACACAGTAGATTCGACCAGTAGCATCTCCTAATGCAAGTTCTGCTCCCCAAATAGCGGCATCCATTGTAGCTGTCAAATAGACGTAATTTGCTTTTTTTTGTTTGCCATAGTTGGATTTATATCCAGGTTCTAACAAATCACCTAATTTTAGATTGGCCTTTGTACCATGATAAAAAGGACCTGTGTCTAAAACGTTATTACTTTGTAAACTATTAAGTTCACCTGACTTTTCTTCATTTTTATTTTTGGCACTCATAAAACTCCTCCTAAATAGTTGCTAAGATTAATGATGTTAACCTCACATAATAGTCTGTATACGTTATCCTAGATACCAATTTTATCTTACTTTCTGAATAATTAACAGTCTGGTAATAATCTTAATATTATTATATAATAGAGATGGAGAGAGAGGAGTCACAATAGTGACTCCTCTCTTTAGTTCATTTTATTATTTTTTTGTAAACAATAATATATCCATTTCTTTACTTGAGCATATCATACATAGATTCAATTATCTTTAATTTCACATAACAGAACCTTTTATATCTATCTATTCTGTTGCTTACCTTCAATTTCTATTATGTACATTGCTCTTAAAATCTTAAGTTCACCGTCTGACATATTGTATACTTTGGAAGGCTCCCATCCATGCTTTACCCATGCGTAATACATGAGATTTGCTATTGTATCGCCTTCCTCTAGGAGTTTTTTACTTCTTTTACTACATCTCTTCCATATCCACTTAATGTGTTGATTTCTAAGTAAAGTGAGTATACTTCCCCTGGCTTTAATATTTTTTTAAGCAAGTCTTTCGGTGTATATACACCGAACTTATCCATTAATTCTTTGTTATTTAACCTCTTACCTTCTATTCTACACGATTCAATTACGGTATTATATTTTGTCTCTGAATGATTACTGCTGATTTCACCGACATGGTCAACCTGTTCATCTGTAAGTGCATGACACGTAATCATGAACTTTTCACCAAGTAACTCAGATAACCTTTTAATTTCATAGTCCTTCTTATTGTTTTCTTCAAACTTTTTTGGATCTGTCTCTAATAGTAAATCAATAATACTGCTCATATTGCACTCCTTTTATATGCGAATTTTCTCTTAACATTTGTTCCTTTTATTGTGGTTCAATCATATCTAAGTACTCCCAATCGGTAAAAGTAAAGTTCTGTGTAATGCTGCCAATTTGATTGGCTGTCCAGTCTGCAAGTGTAAGTGTACTAAACTGGCAATTTTTAAGTACGATACGTTCTGCACCGTAGGCGTCTGGATCATCTAATTCAGATATAATTGTAAATACTGGCGTTTTCCCTTTTTTAATCATATCTGATAATTTAATGGCCATACGTGAATTGGTCTTTGTCATGGTAATAGATCCATTACATGATAAACCACTTACTTTTTTATGTTCTGCCAAACTTCCACACATAGGTACATCTAAGTACTTTAACCCTACTTCTGCTTTTAATGCTGTTGCTTCACGCACAACATCGCCTTCAAGCGTTACTGTACCAAACGTCCCATTAATGGCTTTTCTTTCATCATATCCTTTATTCATCTGTGCTCACCTCATTAAATATTGAAATTAATATTAATATCTTCAATCGCATCTAAGATTTTAAATGACGATTCAATGAATACTAATTTTTGTGTATTCGCTTCTTTGATTTCTTTTTCTGACATATCATCTACAGGCTCACCTTTACCTTTTAAGTAATTAATCTGTGCTTCCATATCAATGCCCGTTTTAATATTTTCATCTAGCAATTCATCATTTCTAAGCGATTCTAAGTAAGCTTGAATAGATACAATTAAATTACACTTGTTACCATAGTTGTTAGGATATTTACCAATGTAACTATCTTGGCATGTTCTGTGAACATCTGAATAAATAAGGTCCATAATATCTACAATCTTAATAGACTGATAATCCTCACTCTTAGTTGCACCTACAGTTGTCAAGCTGTTTACTGCTCTACCTACTTTTACTTTTTCGCCATCATGGAAAATAATAAATTCTCCCGCATTAATTTTTTCATCTAATTCTGTTTTTGTAAACTTTGGCACATCGTCAACTTCTGATAGATGATAATAGGTAGCACTTTGTTTTAATGGCGTACCAGCTAATAGTCCCGCAATACGTGAACAATATTGTGCTGTTGTAAACGTACTCTTTCCTACTTCAATACCATCTGTTGTAAAGTTGATGATACCCTCGTGATCTGCTTTTGTATTTGGCAAAATAGCTTTTACTTTAATACCTTTATTATCTCTTAATCCTTTAATAAAAGTAGCAACCTTTGTTGCATTCTCAGCTGTAATATCATGCGGACCTACCACATAATCAAACTTAAGAGGCTCTAATGTATTCAATCCATTTTCAATAGTATCTGTTACAATTAGCACCACTCCCTTTACAGGCTTAATGCCTCCTAAGAATGTTCTTTCGATATATGCCTTGTTATCTTCTGTAAGTGCTTTTGGAATCTGTGTAGCATCTTCTAGCTTCGTTACGCCTACCTCACTATCTATAACAATAATTGCTACAATCCCACGATCACCACGTTTAATAGCTGTACTTGCTTTTGATTTAAACTGAATCAGTATATTTGGTAAACCCATTATACGATTTCCTCCTTGTTTATATAAATTTTCTGCATCATTTCTCTAGCCTGTTCTTCGTCATACTTAATGTCTATTAAGCCATCTTTAAACTTAAATAACATATTTGTAGTCAACTGGCCATCTGCTTCTCCAAATGAATACTCAAAGTTTAGATACCTATCTCCAACTTGAATAAAAAAGCAACTCAGAAATCCTCTAAGCTGCTCCATTACTTTTAATTTTTCTTCATAATCACTTATTCCATAGAGATCTTTATCACCAAAATAAATAATCTGCAAATCTAGTTTTACATCTTTTGTATACTTTGTTTTCCTGGTGTCGCTATTGAATACCATTCTATACAAAAAACATGGCGGACTATAATCTTCAGGTAGATTAAAATAATGTTCAGATTGTGGTACTTGTTCCCTAATCTTCTTAATGATTGCATAAATAACATCTAGTACATTAACCAAATATCTCACCTACCAAATTATTTATCATTTCTTCACCACTTCTTTCTAGTTCATCGGCCAGTTCATTGATTGCATTTCTATACATATGCTTTCCACTTACCCAGCCTACTACTTTCCCATTTCGTACAATCTTATGTCCATTTTCTATAAGATGCATATGGGGCGCTCTTAAGTGGTTACATCTAACAGCTACATAACCACCACCAGAACCCTGTACCTTTACAACGCCTTTTTTAAGATCGCCACTTTTTTCATCTACTGCTGCTTCAATATTTGCGATTACTTTTCTATAGAGTCTATCTCCATTTCTAACAATAAGCTTTTTTCTGGCTTCTGGAAATTCCTTTAGTAGCCTTTCAAATTGTTTGTCTAAACCATCTAATTCCATTAAATCACCTCAGTAGCTTTAATCTTTAGTGTTTCATTCTTATAAAGCACATTGTCAACGTGTACGATATTAAAAGCCCTACCCTTGTATATGATTCTGTCTTTTACTGTTAGGTCCTTGCATGATCCATACCGAATAATAAATACTACTGTATTTTCAGCATTATAGCTTTTGGCTGTCCAATATTCCTTGCCTGATAAGCCATTCATAGAACACCATATTGTTTTTAAATCATACCATCCGGCCTTAGTAATACCATTAATATCTTCTTTCTTGTCGGCTCTTTGGATTGTAATCCGTTTGTTTAGTTTCCCAAATTGCATTATACTACCTCTACGCTGACATTCTTAAGTTGAATAATAATACTTGTTAAGCTATGTTCTAGTTCTTTTGAAACAGTACCAGTTATTACTGTGCTTCTATTCTCGTACCAGCTACCAACTATCATAAATACCGCCAATTTGTATAATTCATAGTTGTCTACATCCTTTTTAACTACTTCTACTTTTATACCAGCGTTTTTTAAATAAGCGAATGCCGCTTTCATTTGTAGCGTGATAATACGATCATCTTCATTATCTTCTACTTTTAAGTATTCTTTCAAATAGTTATTTACTTCTATTTCTGGATCTATTGCTTGCTTTGCATCTTCCATATATCTACCTCTTCAAAACTATTCTTTAATGGTTATTTCAACATTACTCTTGCTTCCATCGTCCATAACAAACTCGATCATGTTGTGGCCACTTTCTAATGTCTCTAAATAAGTGCTTTCAAACTTAACGCTTTCTTCTGACGTTACATAGTTTCCTGTCTTATTAATTTTTTTACCATTTACATTGATAGTCTTAAGTTTCGCCCCATCCTTCTGATCCACTGTAAAAGCTACATCCTCCGGGGCATTCCTAGTGAATGTAGCTTGAATTGTTGGTATTACAGTGTTATCTATTTTTTTTTGATAATAACTAGGCCATTATCATCTGCCATTTTACCATCAACGATCATAAGTGATTTATGTACATACTTGTTTGCTTTTTCATCAAAATACTTCTTGTAAGACATTGCTAAGTTTGAGTTTAAGCAATATTCTTCTAGGTCCACTAATACGACGAATACATCGCCCGCAACTGCTGCATCAAATGACTTCATATATTCAACTGTTTCAACTAATCGACCATTTAAACGTTTTTCACCACGTTCATTGATTCTACCAAGACCAATTTTTTGTCCTGTTGTATCTGTCATTGCATTTAAGTATTTTTCCCATGTTTTCTTATTCATAAGATAAATACCTTTATCTTCGTACGCTTCAGGAATAGCACTCTCAGGTTCAGCCCATTTTTTAACTGTTCCAATTTCATCTAATGTCATTTCTACTGTACGTTCTGCTGGTGCTGTAATTGTAGTAATCCCTTTTGGTTTGCCTGTACCATCACCTGAAATAATTGCCGCTTCAATGGCTCTAATCATAGCAGCTTTAAGGCATTTGATGATTGTTGATTCAAATACTGGCAAGCTTACAACTGAACTTACAAGTGATAATGCAATTTTTGCTTCTAATAAGTGGTATCCAAATGAAATAGTTGCGTTTGCATCTGCTTTTTGTTCATCTGAAGATACTGTTTCACTTACCCATGTGGCAACTGGTTTTAAGTCTGATTTAGGAATTGAAACGCCGCCTTGGAATGATGTTTGTGTTACTCTTTGTAGGATTTTACCTTCTTTTGTAGCTTCAGTGATAACACGATTCATAATGGTTGTTGGAATAACTGCCCCGATGTTATCTGTTACTGTGAGTTGATCCGAACGCATTTCTTGAGTAGGTGCAAATTTATCTGGAATAGGTGTCCCTTTTGTTACATAATCCTTAAATGCATTACGATATTCTACTGTATCGAATATATCATCTGTTGTTTCTGTTGAACGTTGTGTGAAGTCTGCTGTTCCTAAAGGTGTGAACCCTGCTCCTGGTGTAAAGCTTCTTTGTTCTGACCCTGTAATTGGTTCAGCAACAAATCCATTAACAATATGTGTTCTTTCTGACTGGCCATCATCTAATGATCTTTGCTCTGCTGCTACTTCAATTTCTAATTCTTTGATTTCAATATCTGCTTTTCTAAGGTCTAATTCAATTTTATCAAGTTCTTCTTTTGTTTCTGCATTTGTAATCTTTGCTACTAAACTTTTTCTTACTTCTACTGCTTTTGCTAATCTTTCTGCTAATGTCATATGGTTTTACCATCCTTCTTTAATTTTTTTAGTTGTTATATTGGTACTGCATTTGTAACTTACGCTTTTGCAATTCAAAACTATCCTGTTTTGCTTGTAAGTTGTTATCCAACAACTCAAAGCTTCTTGCAAAAACATTTGTAGAATCATAAAACGGTGTATCCACAACGCTTACGTCATACAACTTTTTAATGTTTGTTACTTCACGATAGGTTTCATCATCTCCATAAGTCCACGTATCACCTTTATCTGCTACTGAAAAACAAAAAGACATACCATCAATCAATCCTTCCTGAATTGACTTGTATATGTCTTGGTTGCTTTGAGTATCTATTAGTTCAGCTCTTATCAAAAGACCTTTTGCATCCTTAATAAGCTGTAGGCTATTATTTCTAGTTCTAGCCATAATGCACCAGGTGTCATTATGATTGTATCTTAATGGTACATCTTTCATATCTGTATAATCAAGTGCACCTCTTTTGATAACTTCAGTAAATTTTCTGGTACCGTATTGATGTGTTGCTGGTTGATCGTAGACAATGGCATAACCTTCAATAATCATTTTGCCATCATCATTGTCAACTGCTCTGAACTCTATAAAGCGTTGTTCGCCTTGTAGCTTTTTATTCATCCTTTTCTATACCTACCTTTCCTAATTGATATTTATCTACTAACTCTACATTTGAATAATTTAGAGATTGTATTCTTCTATTTCCAGCTTCTGAAGGTGGTAATCCGAACATGTCGCATACATCATTTAATGATATTAAGCCTGTATTCGTAGCAAGTTCAGCTATCTTAATTTTGTTCTCTGTACTCAGATAGGACACTCTGTTGTAATAGCCTTTTACTCTATGCCCTACGTCTTGCTCTCTCTGTGAAAATAATGTGCTACTCATTGCTTGCTCAAGCTCTATGATGAAATCTTCTATACACGATTGATAGAAAGCACTATGCTGTTCCCCGTTATAGTCTCCACTAACAATGCATTCACTAATACCATAGCGTTCACGTAAGATAGCTTTTAAGAACTTGAATATATTTTCATTAACTGTAGCTGGCTTAATATTCACTGGCGTAAACTCTCCCGATAAATCAGTGGCTACAATACCAGCATTGCTACTAAAAATATGTTTTTCAAAACTATCTCGCTCAGCCGCTAGTTTATCAGCATCAATAAGTGATTTAGCACTGTATACGCCTGTAACCTTTAAACTTGCTTCTATAGACTTAGGCAATCCTTGTATAACTTGATCTAACACCTTAACTGACTTTAATAAGTCTCTCGTGTCCGGTGATCCGGAATCATCCCCACCGCCTATTATAGTATTTTTACCTCTTCGCCACTTTAAATGGATAATGTCTGCATAGGGTATGATGTCCCAGGTACCATCTTTCCAGTAGAATTTTATTTCCCATGTTTCACCTGTATCACCATTAACCCCTATTTCTATTTGAGTTGGGTTTAATGGATAGAATGCTGTATACTTCTTAAACGTCTTTCCATTAGCGCCTCTTACAAGCGTATATTGAGGATAGATGAAACAGTTATAATCTTTTCTTCTTAACCATTCACAACACGCTAAGAAGTCCTTTGTTGTCTGCAACGGGTTAGGTTGGAATCTAAATAACTTTGTAATATCGTCATTTTGTGGCGCTACACTGTCTATTTGTTGAACAACTGATATAACATTAATCTTACTGACTTCTGTCGCTATACGGTCAATACAGTTATTAACAAAGTCTGATAGATAAACATCTTTTCCGAACTCACTGAATACTGCTTGCCCATCGTTCATAATTGAAACTAATTCTTTATGTACCTTTTGCTGCTTATACTGTTTTAATAGCTTATTAAAATAATTTTCACCTAGCACCCACTTATCACCTCCTAATTCTGTCTAAATAGTCACTTTTAAACTTACTCAATGTTGCATAGGCTATGATAAACCCAAGGCTACCATCAATCCTGTTCTTACTTTGCCCTTGTACCTTAACAGGCATAATTAATCCTAAGTTATTGGTCTTATAGGAAGTATTCTTTAAACACCATCTGTCAATCTCATGGTTGTTATAGACAAGACGTTTCGCTTTTAGATCTGCTTCTACAATACGCATAGGTCCTGATAATTGTAAGAAGTCCATATTGATACGTTCTAATATGCCTTCTCCAAAATGACTGGCCATAAGCTTTTTAAAGTCTGTAGCGTGCCAGTTGTCATATCCTACTTTAAATGGCAGCATACCATAGTCTTTATAGAGGCTATAAAACCATTGAACAATATAGATAGCATCTACTTCGCTACCAGGGCAAACGGTTACTAACCCTTTTGCTGCCCAATTTCTATAGTTTTTCTTTTCAGGATTTAGGTCGTTATCTTCTAATATTGCATCTGCTTTTTCTTCACAAATGAAATACATTGTAAGGGTTTCCACCTTCATGGTTAATGGATCTATAAATAAAGCTTTGGCATTACATAAGTCTGTCGTCTCTGCATAATCTAGTGAACCGATATACATCTGTCCTCTATACTTCTCAGGATCAAAAAATTCTGTATTGGTATATTCAGCTTCAGATAGCCATGCACTTGAGGCATTTTGTTTAAGATTAAAGTCTTTAGCTAATACAAAGGCTCTTGTACTATTATCCGTTTTGGCTTCATCAATCATTTGCCTCATGAATGACCATTTCTTAATAGTCCCTATGCCCGGATTACTCTTTGACCATGACTTTTCATCTTGCCAAACTTCCTCTTCACTATCTTGTGTGTAAAGCCAAATAAGCCAACGTGGCCTATCCAGTTCACCTTTTAATACTTTTCTAGCATCTATAAGCCTTTTATCTAGATAGCCATCATAAGTAAACCCTTCTGTTGTTAATTCAAAATATAGGGGTTCATCCTGTGTAGAAAGTGCCTGACGAATAGGCATGACTGTTCTATCATCGACCATTTCAAATACTTCATCTACTGCACCAATCCCTATATTCCTACCTTCTTTAGCGCCTGTTTTAGCTGATAGCTTTCTGATATTACCTTTATTTTGATAGCTAAACTTTCCTTTTTTGGTCTTTTGTTTTGGATTGCCAAAATAAATCCCTTTTATATTTTTTCTTGTACACTTCGCAAGACTTCTACTTTCTTCACGCATAGAGTTGATAGCCTGGAACATTAGATCTGCTTGCTCATAGTCATTACTTGCACAAAGCACCTTTTTACCTTCTTCACCACAAAACCATTCAGACAAGCATATTGCTCCTATAAGTGGTGTCTTACCATTTTTTCTTCCAACTAAAAAAAGTATGTCTTGATATTTCCTAACATACTTCCCTAATTCTTCATCGAATATCTTAATCGCAAATATAGTTTCTATAAAAGCCTTTTGCCATAACATAAGCTTAAATGGCTTTCCAGCATGGGGCGCTTCATAATGCTTACATTCTTTTTCTATGAATTGTATCCGCTTATCTGAAGCCTTGTAATCTTTTTGGACAAATGGATTGTTCAAGTCCTCCATAAGCATTTCTAACTGGCTCATTAACTCCTTGCCTATAATACAATTTCCTGATTTACATTCCTTGTAATATGCTTCTATCCACATCTTTAATCCTCATAGTCTGATAAGTCATTATCATCATCTTCAATGTTCTTACCTAATATGTTAGATAGCTTTGCAATGTAGTTTAGATAGTTGGCTCTTACTTTTATAATCATTTTTGATACCGGAAGTTCTTTTTGCATAGACGGGTTCTTCGTGCTAACAGCTACCAGGCCACTCTTTTTAACAATCTCGTATAGATCATCCAACTCAACTCTTAATCTAGCAGCTTCCCAAATGGTCCCATCTATTAATTCAAGTTGCTTTTCATCTATTCCAGTAAATAATGCTTTGATTCTTTCGTATTCTTGTTTGACTTCCATGTGAATCACTCCTTTTTCAAACGTCTTTCAAACTTTCTAAGAAAAAGTCAAATTTTTAGTGTGTGTGTAAATCATGTAGCCACCCGGTTCCCGGGTGTATGATCCTCTGAAGTACCCTAGGGGGGATATTATTCTGTGTATTCATCAAACCATTTGTCAATGTACTTGCACCATTGACCGCCTCTGCCACTAACAACTAATCTTTCATAACATTCTTGTCTGCTAGCATCACAATAAATAAGCTCTGCATTTAATTCTTTCTGCAGACGTTCTCTTTCTGCTTTACTCGGATAGCCTCCCATAATATAAGCATCGTACCAATTACCGTATCTTGTCTTAATCATGTCTAAGATCTTATCTCTTATACTAAATACATTGAATCTTAGGTTATTAGGATTGTGATACATCTCCTGGCCACTAATGCATTGATAGATACTATCTAAATCAAGTATTAAATCACCGTACGTAGAAAGTTGATTGACTAAAGCACGTTTTCCACTTAAAGGTGGACCATAGATAATATAAATCTTTCTTGCTGATTTGCCCTCAAATCTTCTATGCTCTTTGTTATGGCAATCACTACAGATAATCTCTATATTGATAGGATTAAATACAACGTCTAGATCATGAACATTCTGCTCCGTTAATTCTATCTTGTGGTGTCCTACTAACTTGGATGTATCTAGGCATACCTTGCTACATCGTTCACACTTTGGCGTACGTTCTACTATCAAGTTATGACGTAACTCTCTCCATTCTTTTGACGTATAAATACGTTCTGCAAACTCTTGTGCCATGTTAAAACTCCTTTGCCTCTGCTTCTTTCTTCCTTAGTTTGAGTGTTTCTCTGTCATTCTCAACCTTATGAGGATTGTCTTGCCATGCTTTTTTTGCCCTGTTCTGTAGGAAGAACTTAGCTGCTCCTATGTCCGCTGGTACATGCACAATCTCTTCTGCCATTACTACTGTTTCCTTCGTGCACTTCTTGCCATCTTTGTTGTAGTAATCTTCCTTTACCTTGATAGGCGTCTGCTTCGTGTAGTTATATCCTTTTGCTCTTTCAAACAATGAAACTTCTACAGATTTAACCTGCTCTTCTATTACTTTCTTTCTTGTATTAGCGCACTGTTTCAAAACCGCTATAAGCGCTACATTTTGCTTCTTTATCTTCCTAAATGTAGATTCTCCGATTCCGAGACATTCTGCCATTTCTTTTTGTGGCATTCCCTGTAACGCCCATTCCTCAATGGTTTTAAGGTTCTGCATCACTCTTTCCTCTGCCGAATCTGCCACCTTTTCACCTCCTAATTTTGTAGCGTTTTCAAGTCGAGACGCTATTTATTTTGAAAAATGTTGCACAAAAAAAGATTTAGATGCATTTTTTTGATGTTTCACACTAAATCACTACCTGTGCTTTATGTATCAAGGCTTTAAGCCCTATTTTTTTATATTTTAAAATGCACGTTATAACTAAGGTCTATTGCATTTTATAAAACCTTGCCTAGCCTTTGATTTCTTTGACTTTTTATACTTTCTAATTTACTACTTGCATCTCATAACTGAAAATGATGCATTTAAAAAATTCCTTCCTATTAAATGCGATTTTTCTTTCTCCTTTCAGTTAAGTTATCCATTTTCTTAATAGAACGCTTTCTAAGCACCTTATTAAGTCCTAAATACTTAGCCGTTTCAGTAGGTGATACGTGCCCAGCATAATTCTGTGCTTCAGCTAAGTCATTATCTTTTTCATAGACCATCGTAATACTAGTCTTTCTAAGAACATGTGTAGCCATATCATAAATCCCTACTGCAGCACCTGCTGTTTTTAACCTTCTATTGGCTTGTGAATAAGATAGAGGTACATTTCTATCTCTAGGACTTGGAAATAAGTATTCACTATTTGATTTACCGTATGTATACTCTTTAAGTATTCTTTTTAAATCCGGATGTATATCTATCTCTCTTGGAGGCTTAGGTTGTCTTGGTCTTTTCTTGCCTTCTTTTAAATCGTTTTTATGCAACCTACTCAGATACTTTGTTTTGCTCTCTTCAATTACAAGTGTATCGCCTCTTACATCCCTCACCGTTAGCTGCAAAACATCACCTATTCTAAAGGCTGTGTAAAGCATAATAGATGAAAGAACATAAATCATTATGTCATTTTCTTCTAAGTAATCTAATAACCTAAATAATTGCCTTTCATTATCTATGGGTTCGGTTCTTCTTCCTATGCTCTCACAACCTTTCTAATAATTTGTAATGATTAGTTCTCCATACTCTTTCCTAGCCTTTTGTTCTTTGGCTATTGAATAGGATACTTGTACTTCTTCTATGTTAAAACCTTTGTACCATTCTCTTACTTGAGGATGGTCATTGATTGTAACCATAAACTTACCTTTTATCTGAGATAATGTATCCCTTAACAAAAGATGTTCTTGCTCTCCAAATTCATTACCATAACCTGCAGTTTCAAAATAAGGTGGATCGCAAAAGAAAAAGCTGTGAGGTCTATCATATCTTTTGATAATATCCTCAAAGCTTTTATTCTCAACATATGTATTTCTAAGTCTTTCTTTTATATTACCTAGCACATCTTGATAAAATATCTGTGGCGCTGGCTTACTTGTTGTTCCATAACCAAAGGTCTCACCCTTGCTTGCAAAGCTTTGTGAGATAAGATAAAGAAAACGTACTGCCCGTTGAATCTCGGTAAGATATTCAATAGTACAGCGCTTATATTCCTCAAACATATCTCTTCCTGAGAACTCATACTCTAATACTCTTTCTATCTCTGGCGCATGGTACTTGATGATACGAAACATATTTATAAGTTCTTTATCAACGTCATTAATCACTTCAACTTTACTAGGCTCTTTTCCAAAGTATACCCATCCTGCTCCAAAAAATGGCTCTATGTAACAAGTATGCTCAGGTATTCTTTCTAAAATAGTCTTTCTTAATTTTGATTTTCCTCCCATACGAGGTATTGGTGGTTTCATCATTTGTTATATTCTCCTTTACAAAACAGTTTTTGATTGGGTTATTACACACCGTTTTGAACAAGGATTTTCTTACTATTTCATTGCCTATTCACCTATTTTAATAATTGGTATTGATTCACTTTGTACCATAGGCAATGATCCATTCCATTTTTGAAGTTCTTTTAACCTTAATACCTTTTCATCCAATGATTCAGATACTAATGTATTTGCTTTTTTCTCAGCCTCAGCTTTAATAATTTGTGAATCTGCATTTGCTTTAGCTTTGATTAGCTCAGCCTCTGCCTGGGCGTTTGCTTCTACAATTTTCTTTTCTGCCTCAATTTTCACCTGTTCAGCTTCAATCTTTTGTTGCTCTAGCTTTTGTTGTGCATCTACTTTTTGTTGGATGGATAATAATGTGTTTTCATCTGGTTCAATTCTTGTAAAGTTAAATGTCTCTATGACAATTCCATCTTCAACTAATGTTTTAGATAATTGCTCATATACCTTTTGATTAAGTTCTGTACGCTTTTCTCCGTATACATCCATAACACCGTATTGGCTAGTTACTTCATTTGCTACCGATTTAATACGTGCTCTAATATATGTATCTTCAATTTCAGTTGGTGACTTACCTCTCCACTTTGTATATACTTCATCTACTTTGTCTTGATCGTATCTATAACTTAATTCAACATCAACATTGACTGGTTTGCCATCTTTAGTTGAGATATTAAAGCTATCATCACCTTTTGAACCTTCTACCTTATCTTTTGAAAGATACATTGTTTCAGTTGATACTGGATACTCTGCAACATGTTCAAATGGGCTAATAAAATGCATACCCTGGCCTAATACCTCTCCTGTCACGCCACCATTTAAGCTATAAACAACACCTGCATATCCTGCTGGTACCTTTTCTAAACATGTAAATGTTGCTACTGCTGCACAAACTAATAATAAAGTTAATATACTTGCTCCTACTTTTCTTGCTTTCATCTCTCATTCTCCTCTTCTTTAAAGAAATTAATAATGCTACTTATAAAATTGCCTACATGATCTGCTGCATAGTAGATAAGTAGGCCTAACATAATAGCCAATCCTATGAATACTATAAAAGCTAATGCCATCCTTTCACCTTTCTATAATTAATCTAAAAACAAAAATACACCTAGCAATATACTAGATGTATTTCTGAAACGGATATTTGATAGGTTGCCCTATCTTTTTAATATTGGGGGAATTAGGATGAACTCAATATTTAGGATGATTTCTTTCGTTCACCCATTAACATCTTAACATGTAAAACAGGTCAGTAGCAGGTCAACATCAGGTCAAAACAGGTCATAATCGGGTCAAAGTAGGTCACAAACAGGTCACGATTTTTCGCAAAAAAATAAGGTGAGATTTCTCTCACCAAATGATATTTTTATTTACCTTTAATATCCTTTTTATCAATTTCAATTAAAAACTCTATTATTTCTAAAAGTTTATCTAAATCTACCTCATCAATAATCTCTATGAATTTCTTCACAGCTAAATACTTTAAATCATTTATATTATCTTCTCTAATATTCTTTATGCCTAATAAATCGTCCATAGAACACTGAAAATATTGTGCGATATATCGTACTAATTCCAAACTGGGCATTCTTTTATCATTTTCACACAAAGATAAGGTCGCTACATTAATAGGATACTGAAATTTACTAACTAATTCATTTACTAGTTGCTCTTGTGTTAACCCTCTTTGCAACCGCAGTTCTTTTATTGTATGTCCAATACTATTCAAACCTATCACCCCTTTATATTTATCCACAATTAATTTACATTTTAATGATTTACTTTATTATTTATAAATTTTTCACCACATTTATTTTTTATATGGTATTATCATACTAATATTAACTCAATCATATATCACTCTAACTGGATAAGTATATTTATTTAACTTATTACCAATACTTATACCATACATTTTATAATTTATAATTAAGGAGATGTATACTATGAACATCCAAGATATCCAAGCATTATATGACAAATTAAATATCAAATATGATAATAATGAGTGCTCAAACTTTACCATTAATAACTTCCAGTATCCAAGTGCCTATGAAAATGTGCCTACTAAAACAGCCATTAATACTAACGACAATTATTAAATACAAGAATTTACACAAAAATAAAACACTCTCATAGAGTGTTTTATTTTTGTGTAATAATATAAGGCATTCCTATATTACTTTCTATAATTTTTATACACCCTGTATTAGAAAACGTATGCGTATATGCATGATGAAGGCTTAGTACTAAATCTTGGAGATTCGCATCTTCCTCTAAATCTTCAATCTTTAACCCTAAATTTTTACAAAAATCAACATTATAATGTCTTGAATGATTTTTAGAATTTTGATTTTCATTTAAGCTATTTACAATATTTTGTATCGTTGATACCTTATATTCATCCTTAAACATTCCAGTCTCAAGCCATCCAGTTACCAACTCTGATGACAGTTTAATAGCATTATCACATTGTATAACAAAAGCTGGAGGGTATTTATTTAGTTGCATACTCCAATAATTAACATTTACACCTTTGTCTAAATCTTCCTTGGCTTCTTGAAATTCATTAATAATATTATATGCTGGTATTCCATTGATCTGTGGATCTATTGGGCCTAAATTTGAATGTTTTCCCATTACTATTGTTTTACATGCAAGTGAAATCATGGTCCCTGCTGACATAGCCATTTGTGGAATTATTGCTCGTATATCATCCCCAAATTTACTTCTAAGATATGCTACTATTGATTCTGTAGCCGTTATATTACCACCAGGTGTATGTAAAATTAAATCTAACCCTTTACTAGGATCCATCCCATTTAGACAATTCATAAATCCACACATATCTTGATCATTTATAGAAGTATTTAAATCATTTAGCCCATTTAAAAAACATGAATAATATGCTATAGTATTTCTTCCTGTATACTCTGATAATCTCTCTAAATACTTGTGTCTAACTATATCAAGTTTGCTAGGTTGTTTTTGAATCTCTTCTAAAATTTGACTCCAATTTGGCATTTCTATCTCCTTTTGTATATTTGTCTTAACACATTTTATCATATTTTATACAATACTACAACTTTATCTGATTACAAAAGAATATATTATCTATTTAATAGATAAATTTAATAAAATCAGTATTTGGTCAAAAATAAAGGCTAAGTCCTAAGACTCGCCTCACTTAATTTTCTATTAAATAACTATTCTATATTTCAAAAAAGATATGCTATATGTACATCTAATAATAATACTCCCATCTCTCTACATCTGACATTTTATATACCTTTATCTTTACTGCAACATTATTACCAATTCTTTCTTTAATCTTTAGAACGTGTGAATTTATCTTAACATTTTTATATCTAGCATCTAATACTTGATTATTTTTAAGAAATATTTTCATTTTACTAGGGTATTTAATTTTTACACCATTATAAAATAGCATATATATTAATAAACCTATTATTCCTATTCCGGTAACCCATTGAAACATTTGTAAATTAATTAAAATACCAATATAATTTACTGCAAATAATATTCCTACACCTCTAAACATATTTTTTATTTTCTTTTCCATTTTTACATATATGTATAGTATATTTACCAATACTTCAGATAGTATTATGTATATAATAATAATCCCTATCCATATAATTTCTTTATTTAAATTTTCGATAAATTTTATATGATATATTAATAATACAGCATATATAACTACCAGTATAAGTGCTGCTATAAATATACCTATTATCGCAAATATATAATATATAAATATCGCTCTCTCTATCTTGTCATTTTTTTTATTAATAATTACTTTTATATCACACAAAAATAACTTTTCACCATCTAGAATATTTTCTTGTATTGGCTTAAAAAATATACCTACTAATATTCCAATTATGCATATGCCCCCTAGATATTCACCTGGTATCATTTCTAATAATGGTTTTATAAATGTTGATAACATATTATCTTCCCCCTTTAATCTTAGTTTAAAAGACTATTAGGGCATTTTCAAGTATATCTCTCTAGATACATATCTCTAAATAAAGATAAATCTATGTAATTTTTTTAAATCTAAAAATTTTTTTAATGTGTCCTAAAATCATAATTTGTTTCGTTATGTAAGTGTAAGTGAATAAGATGATAAAAATATAAACCATATATAACAGATGAAAATAATTTCAAAAAATCATCATTCATTACATAAAAATATATATGAAAATAAGGGAGGATTTAAAAATGAAAAAATTTAAGAAAGTTTTAGTTTTAGGATTAACATGTTTAACTTTATCAAGTGTAATGATACCTGTACTTGCAAACACACCTCTAACAATTAATTTTGTAGAGAATGAAAAACTATCTAGTGAAATAATTATAATGGATGGAAATCGATTATATGATAAAAATGAAATACAAACTAGAGATATTGTATCGGATGTTTTACATCGTGATGCAGATGGTGATACTAATGGTTCATTTAGTGTATCCGATCCAAAAATAAGAATTTTTATAGATAATACTGATGGTAATAGCTCTGTTGAATTCACATTACGCAAAGCAGGTAATTCATCTCATGGAGCACAAACATGGCCTAAAGTAACTGTTTCAAAAGGTAGCAGTAAAACAATAGAACTTACATCAGGGGCAGGAAGTTATTCTTATTATTTATGTGCGACAGATGGTTCTCCACTGTATACTGGTATAAGAGTTCGTGAAATGCAAAACTAAAATAATATAAATTCATAAAGCAATAAAATGAATAAAAGAAGACCGCTAAATTAGCGGTCTTTTTTAGAGAATATATTCGATTAAATTATGTTTTGTTCAGTTCATTTGGATAATGTCATGGCGCATCTCAATACAGTAACAGCTATTCTGAACATAAAATTTTTTTGGGGTTATTTAAGATTTTAAAGAATGCAAAATCATTTCTTTTTATTTCTATTCCCCTACTACCTGCCCTAAATAAATATCTCTAAATAGAGGCAAGTCTATGTAACTTTTTTGCCCTGCCAACTTATCTGCTAACGCTTTAATCCCTTCTTTTGCATATCTTTTACATGTTGATTCACTTAGTCCAACTTTCCTTTCTGTGTTCGCCCATGTATACCCTTCTAGAAACTTTAAAACTAATACCTCTCTCCATTCTGGCTTAATCTCTTCTAGTCCCATGTCAATGCGATTCACATAATAACTTAATGCTTCTATCTTCTCTTCAAGATCTAGTTCAAGTTGTGCATTCTTGATTGCTATCTCTTCTACCTTAGATGTAACTTTATTGTTCTTCGCTGGTATCACATCATATCTAATCCCTGTTACTCCTGTTTCTCCCTCAACTCTGTTCTTACGATTTTCCTTTAATCTCTTTAATGATTTTATATTTGACTCTAGCATATCCTTATTAGCTTTGTATTCCTCTAAACATTTCTTTGTCTCTTGTAAATAATCTTTCATCCTAATCCCTCCTATTAGTCAAACTGTCATTTGTTTGCTTGAATAAGCACCAAAACACATGAAATAAACTATAAAAATTTACTTCATGTGTGCTGGTCATTATTCAATTAGTCCTCATCAAAGAAGCTTGCAGCCTCAACTAAATCATTATCCTCTTCTTTATCCTCGTGTTTCACTTGAAGTATTGGCTGAAAATCTTCAAGATACTTCTTAACAATCTTTTCTATCCTGGTGTCCAAGTCTTTTTCACTTGTTAATACTCTCCTTTCTTCCATCATTTCTTTTCTAATACAGTAACGGATAAATTCTGATTTATTCCCATTACATTTAGATTTCACATACTCATGTAGCTCTGGATCATTATCAAATCCGACTGGAACGATATCTCTTGATTTGCTCACTTAAACTTCACCTTCCCTATTTCAAGAAACCCTGCAACATTTGTCCATTGTGTTTCAGCTACTGTCTGCACATGTGGAATTATTTCTTTAAGTGCATCTTTAACCAATAGGCTTGTCCCACCAGTAACAACGATATCCATTAAGTCTAAAGGAAACTCCTTCTTTAAGTCTGCAACAACTTCTTGCACATAACCCCTATAGATTTCACTTAATGCCTTTTGACTTTCTAGTTCAATCTTCCCTTGATATTTAATGCCACCATTTGAAATAATATCCTCTATATCTCTTGAAGTAAGCCCTCGCTTATACATTGCTTCAAATTTCCTCTTAATCATTGCTTCTATATGCATAGACCCTTGATTAGTTGTCATCATCGAACTTGGTTGAGGTATAAGGTTGTCATAAATGCCAAAGTTCATATTCCTTCCACCCAGATCTATAACACCCACTCTCTTCTCTATAAAAAGTTCTTTATTGGTATAAACTACTCCTGATGATTCTGGCATAATTAAAACCCTAGTAAATTGGATATTTTGAAACTTTCCATCTACTACAAATTTCTTTGGTTGCTCTTTAATATTCTCTTGAAATGCTTTGCGATTTTCTTTGCTCAAATAAATATTAGTAGGACATCCAATAACAGCTGCTATTTCACCTTTGCATCCTAATCTATGTGCTGCTGTATAAATAGCTAGCTTGTGAAGTAATGTGTTCTTTTCAAGGCTATAATCTACTTGCTCGCCTTGGTCTCCAATAATATATGTATCTTCTTCATAAATCACTTTATTGCTATTCCCAGTTGCTTCAATATCTAGGCTGGATGTAAGTTGTGTACTCTTTGTTCTAAATAGAGTTTTCTCTCCACTTGCTCCTAACCCCTTTGTTGCATGCTTTCCTGCATCAATTGCTATTACTTTCATCCTAATCCCTCCAAATTTCATAATTTGTATTACAATGTATTACTTGTAATACCGTTTCATCTTCATATGTATTACAATGTAATACATTGTAATACATAACCATGCTTTAACTGCTTAAAACACATTCTAGAACGGTAAGTCATCATCTTCTTCTATATCTGGTGTTGGGCATTCACTTAATGTTTGAGTATTACTTGAAGTTGGCGTCCCTTCTTCAACTGATTTCTTACTCTCTGCAAAATGTTGCTCTTCAACTACAACATCAACTGATGTATGTGTGATGCCATCTTTATCCCATCTATTCGTTTGAAGTCTGCCTACTACTGATACCATTTGGCCCTTCCTAAAGAACTTCTCTGCAAATTCTCCAGCTTTACCAAATGCTACAATATTGAAGAAGTCAACATCTGGTTCTCCTTGTTTAGCAAATGGCTTTCTAACAGCTAAACCATATCTTGCTACGGCAACTGGATTCGCTGACAGTGAGTAGCGCACTTCTGGATCACGTGTTAAGCGTCCCATTAAAATCACTTTATTCATGTCTAAACTTTCCTCCTATTATGTACTCTTGAGATCTCATCTTTTTTCTATGTTGGTAATCTGCAAATGCTTTATCAAACATCCTGCGTTGCTCTTTTTGTTTAAGCTCTTCAGCGCGCTTCTGTTTTTCAATGACTTGTGCTGCTATCCTTTGTTGTGTATTCATCGTTATACCCTCCATACTTCTAGCCAAAAGTAAATTTTATTCAATGTCTTGAATACATCTTATTAATTTTATACATAATAATTAATGGATCTTATACTTCATGTAGTTAGCACCATTTGTTGATTCATCCTTATGGAATAGCCTAATTTTTCCCTTATAGGCTATTCCATGAATTTCAAACTACTTTTCCAAATGTTTGACAATTTCATCATATATTTTATTAGCATCAACTTTTCCTCGTGTTACTTCACAATTTACATTCGCTACATACTCTTGTGGTTGATTTTGTTTCTCTAATATATATTCCAACTCATTGACTATAGGGTTACACATTACAACCTTATATCCTTCTTCCAACAAATTCTCTAGCTCCTTGTATGCCCTATTTTCATTTCTTACCATTCCCACCGTGTGATTAGTTCTTACTACTTTTTGATTTCCCATTGTTTTCTCCTCTCAAAATCAATTTTTATTAAATGCTCCACCAACTAGTCCAATCATTGCTATCAATATGTAATAATGACTTGTTGTTAATTCTATATTCATAAAAGGCTGGATTACTTCTAGCATCATAATATCCACATCAAACCATGTTAAAATCCATGCTACTAGCAACCCTCCTACAAATCCATCTAATATAAATTACACCTCCCAAAAACATTTTTTATTTAGTTCCTCCTATACATTGTGTTATACTAAAGTTCTACATAGTCCATAAAATAGGGGGAATTTTATGTCTAGTTTTTTACTCACCGTTGGTATTATCTTAATCTCTTTGACTCCATTAGTAGGTAATATATTATTACCAGCTATTGGTATACTACTTATAGCATTATCTACTGTCATAGAGAATCAAAAAACACTTATAAACAAAAGTGATATAATTATAGAACACTTAAAATTAAATCGTTCTCTATTACAAATCCAATCTGATAATTCTAGTAGTAATACGTCAGATAATGAAGTTTAGGCTATTTAAGTACCATCCATTGGATGGTATTTTTTATTAAAAACTGATTTTATTAAATTGTCCTTCTCAAACAATTATGTTAATATTTATACAAACATTAATTATTCAAAAAAGGGGGACTACTTATGGATATTAAATTCAAACACTTATGTGGAACTATAATTGCCATCTACATTACAGGTCTTATCTTACTGTGTTTAGGAGTTGGAAGCGGTTCTGATATAGCTACACATTTAGCCATATTCTTAAACCTTCCACACATTAACTCCTATCTATTTCTAACTTTAGTTGTTTATACCTTAGTAATTACTGGCTCTATACTTATATTATTTTCTTTTGTTTTAGCTATAATCATCTTCATTAAGCATATAAATATCAAATTTTAATGGAGTATAATTTCACTTTAAGGGATATTTACACTATCCCTTTTTAACACCCTTCTCTACAAAAACTAATTTTATTGTCATACATACTATATTCTTTTATAATAGAACCTGAATATATTAAAAAAATAAAAAGGGTGGTTGCTCTGCTAAAAATAAATCTATTTAAACATTTTTTAACATGCTTATTTACTAAACCAAAAGATAAAAGACTTAGCAAAATTTTCTTCTATTACTTTTATACCCTAAACCTTATATGGGGGTTAATTGGATACATTTATAATTTATTTGTAGGAGTTGGATTTTTAGTAGCTACTAGTAACCTATTGCTATATGCCATACTCCTGCATCTTTTTAGACTTGATGTAATAATCAAGTTCTTTAAAGATATAAAGAAAAGTAATAAACCATGAAAAAACTATTTTATTGTGTGTATTTCTTAACTTCTGTATAATTATTTTAAAACATATAAGGAGTGCTTTTATGAGAACTACTATTTTTCTTATCTTAATATTACTTTTCCCCATTCTTATGTTTCAATCTGGTCTTAAATTTCTATATAGCTTACTTGACTCAATTAATGCTAGGATTAAGGAAGATGCCAGTATGACGACATATCATGCAAAAAGATGTGTTGCATTGTTTATTATCTTTTTCTTCCTATGTGTAATAGGTACATTTCTTCTTCCTATACTAATTTCCTTGATTCTTTCTATTGGTTCTAGCCTTTTTTGAGAAGAATATATGTTCTTCTCAAAGAATTATTTTACTATCCACCATATTAAAATGATGCGTTTATAACATAATTAATGTATTTCATTACATTATCATCCATAATATTCCATGCATACTATATACTCCCTTTTAGAGTTTTGTTTTAATAGATTAAAGGTGCTAGATTACTATCTAGTGCCTTTTTATTTTTTTATATCATTTATTTATCTTCCAAAAAATTATTTTATTGTGTTTGAATTGTCCTCTCTTTTATGTTTAAATATATATATATAAGGGAGGTTAGAGTTTTGTTTAAAAACATTAATAATTCCAATTTAATTTACTACTGTTTTTTAATTCTTATTGTAATAGCAAATATCTATTTAACATTCTTCTTAGATCTTGATAGAGACCTCTGGTATTCAATTGGAGGATTTAGTATATCTGCTATATATGCACTACGTGCTTACCAATTTCATAAGCAGAATAAAGCTATCGGAGAAAAAATCTTTTACATATTTTCTTGGTTGATAATTGCTACTATTGCATTAATAAAATTTCTCCTATAAAACTTATTTTCACTATACATTCAAAAAATTATTTGTTTAGTCGAATACTCTTTATGTGTATGTTAGGATTCAATTATCTATATACTAGGAGGAACTATCATGCATTCTCGTATAAAGCAATTACTATTTAATATCATCCCGTATATTTTAGTACTCATTTTCTTTAGTTACATAAATTATATAAACTTAAAATTAATTAGCGAATTTTATTTACCTATATTTTTATTATCAGCTATAGCAATCTTTTTTAAAAAATATTATTTTGGTCACATTTTTCTTATTGCCTCCCAAATCGGCTTAATTGCAGATTACCTAGTAAATTTATCAAACGCAGATACACCAAATATGTTTGGCGGATTCTTAAACGTATTTATCGTAGTTATAGGGGGGATTATAGGAGCTATTATTCAAGTTATAAGAACTATTATTGGAGTTATAATAACAAAAAAGCGTCAACTATAATTACACTCTTTTCCCTTAAGACCTCACTCATTTAAGTAGTGAGGCTTTATATTATCATTTACCCTCATCCAAACAAACTTAGATTTGACCTGCTCACTACTCTATTTTTCATTTATTAATTGCTCACTATATGATTTAATTAATCTATAGAGAGGAGGAACTATAATGTCATTTTCACTTATAATGCTACCTATTGTTTTATTAATTTACGGTACCATCGGTTATATAGTCTTTCTACTAATAAAATCCTTACGTAGATTAATAAAGGCTCTCGATATCTACATATCCAAAAATAGTTAGATGTGTGGTAATAATTTGTTGGTACTGGCTTAAAGTCGATACCAGCAAATTATCTTCTACTTATTAATTAATGTCCCTATATTCTTAAGCCTTACTTCAACTGTCCCATCTGGATTATTAACTATCTCAAACTTATCTGGATCATTGAGCATCTCTGTAGGTAATTTAACTTCAATCCCTGTATTAGTTTTAATTTTATGTGAGGTATATTTTTTACCTACTTTTTCAGCATTAGGTATTTCAATGACCCCTTCTGCAATGCCTTGTTCCTTAAATATAGATAAGCACTGCTCTTTAATGTGCTCATGTTCTCCAAAGGTTTCCTCTAATACATCATTAACACAAATACTACTTGTATGATCTATGCTCTTGGCAATATTTGCTTTAGCAAAAGCTAGTCCCTCTAACTTATTATCAAAGTTTTCTTCAATTGCTCCTGTAATGACTTGCTCTACTAACTTAATTTTTTGCTTAGTAGATAGTGACGTTGTTGTCCCAAGTAAATTATGTAAGTAGTGTTCTTTATGCCCATCTAAAAGAAGAATTTCACACGTCTCTAAATTAATAATGGCAGCTTCTTGAATCTTACTTGAAGTCTCTGGGAAAATAGTCTTATGCTTGATAATTTGATTAACAGGACGTTCCACATTTTGATCTATAACATGTGTATATGCTTCTTTATAGTTCAGTTTAAAGAATGCTAGATACGGTACCTGGTCACGTTTAAACTTTGTAACGATTAAATCACCATTAGGAATGTTTTCTAACGTTTGCATGTAAGCAAAGAATTGACGTGCTAATTCACAAGAAAAACTATAGAAGTCGGGTACATTGGCTCTAATTGTTTCTTCCCAAGATGAAGTTTCTTCAAAAATAGCATGTGAAACACTATGACTATTAAATAAATCTACTATGTACGTTGTGATATATGCCTCTACCTCATCATTTAGTGCTAAACACTCTTTTGAAAGTATAGGCTGACCATACCCCATATCTAGGGTATGCATAATGACTTTATCAAAAAGAATACTCACTCTAATTCCTCCTCTTAGTGCCAGCAATCAATGCTAGCACCACCAAAAATTATTTTTATTTAACTCTAAGAATACAAATATGTTTTCCCGATAATACTAGCTATAAATTACTTTAATTTAATGAGGTTTCATATTATGTTTAAATTAAACTTAAGATATAAAGTTACTCTACTTACTTTGATATGTTCTATCCTTTTAGCAATTTCTGTATTTGGCGCAAGTACATTCTCCTATGCAGATAAATTAGAAACAGCTTACACATCCTTATCAAATATTCAAAGACAGTTTTTTGGACTAAGTGAAAATATTTATATCAATGCTGTTAATGGAAAATCTACTGATGAATTTAAAAAAGAACTGTCTGCATTTACTATACAGTTAGATTCGATAAAAAAAGATTTGAATGACATTTTATCAACTAAATTAACAGATAACGAAGCTATCCAGGTACAAACCTTATTAAATATAACTTCATATTTGTTATATAATGAAAATCAATTACAAAACTTAACAGATTCAGTAACCCCTCGTGATCAGTATATTTATCTAATTAATTCTTCAGCTATTAATTCTTTAATATATCAATTGTTCTCGTATTATGATTTTACACAAGTTATTTTTTAAAACTATAATCAAGTAAGAATATACTTATGTTTTTATTTGATTATTTCTTAGTTACTTCTTAAAGTAAGTATATTGCTATTAGGAGTAACTATTTTTCTATCTATATTTTTTTCTCAATAGTTACTTTTATTCTATTAATCCTTAGCTAATCCCCAATATCTTCTTCATTCCTCCAATAATTATTTCCATTATGTTTATACATTCAAAGTAAATAATATATGTATAATTGCTTGGCTCTTTTCATATCCTACTTTTAACTACTATGATAGGAGATAATAAATGAAATTTAATTCTAAAGTTTTAGTTGTATTTATCCTTATTTCATCAATGCTAATGACTAACTATTTATTAGCTTCTTCACCCAACCTAACAACTGCACAAACTGATGAAATACTCAATTATGTTCAAGCATTAACCGATTTACAAAATCAAATATATACCTTTTCTCAAAATTTTATTTGTTCATCTGAATTCAATACTTCTACACTTGATAATTTCGAGGATACAGGAAATTCCATAGAAGTTGCATTATCTAAAGGATTAGTAAAATATAAAAATGATGCCTATCTCTATAGAGATCTATTGCTTTTAAAAAATGTCATAAACTATATGAGATGTGCTATTTGTGAGTTGAAAATTCTAGCTGATCATATATCTTCATCTGAAAAAGCAACTACACTAGAAAGATTTTATTATTTTAGACTTCGCGCTAGACAAACTCTTAATTTATTTGACCCACTCTTATCATAAGATAAGAGTGGCTTATTCTTTTAATCTAATACCATTCTTCATAATTAGGGCAACTGGTACATTCAGATTTATTCTTAGTACACTCTTCACAATCTAGTTCTTCACGTTCATGGATGTACCCAGTGTTACCGCAATTACGGCATGTAGCTTTATCTGCTATTTTTCTGAATCCTATTGTTACATCTTCTTCTAGATCTATCTCCTTAGAATTGCATTTAACACATTGTATAAATCTAACCATCTTCTCACCTTCTAACTTATCTAGATTCTTACTGGTATACCCTCAAGGTCATATCCTGATGCAATTACTTCTGCTGATTCATTACGACTCTCTATCCAACATCTACCACTTTCATTTCTGAATCTTACATCAGTCCATTCACCATCAATATTAACTTCCACTTTATCCATATCACGTAAGCCTTGTAATACCCATAAGTCCATTTCCAGTATCCCGTATGTGTATAATTTCCCATTACGCCCTAGATACATGCCATCCCTCCTATCCTTTTGTTTTACTCAATTTTCATTTGCCCCGGCATAATTGCCATGAGCTTTTTGATATCTGTAACAGGCTTATAAAATTTATTAGCCCCTTCTATATAATCTATTTCTATCAATCCATGACTTTTAAGATTTCTAATATATCTATCTGTGTTATTCTTCATGCATCCAAGTTCTTTAACTAACTGTGAAGATGTACAAGGTTTTACTAGGAGCATGAGGATAATTCTGTATTCTGTTGCCTTTAATTTGCATTTTGCTAAATAGTTATAATACTGCTTATCCATACTTTCTCCTTAGTTAGTCTTTTTTGACTAATCAATTAGTCTGTTTAGACTAATCTTGCTTATCATCCCAACATGTATTTAAATCTCATTCCAAGACTTGGTACAAATCCATTCCTTGTCCTAATAGCTATACCTATTGTCTTTTCTGTTACATAATGTTCTATAGCTGCTTGCTCTGCACTGTTGTATACTTTTACAACTTCACCTGCATCATTTAATTTTCCAACTTGGTATCTTTGAAGTGGTTTATTTACACCATCACCATATCTAAACCATAGTTTTTTATCTGGGAACTTTCCATCGTGCCCCATAAATGCTAGTCTCATTTTTGCCCTATCTATTCCGTGCTCTTCTAATGCCTCTTTGACAGTTCTATATCTCTTAATCACTTCACCTGTCTCATAATCTAGTTGTTCAAACTCTCTGATTTTACCCATTAGCTGATACCTCCCAGCATCAATTGCCCACTTTCTTTTCTTGTAAGTTCATGTTTAAACTTAGGTTTTACTCGTTCTCTCTTTGCTACTTGCTGTACATCTGCACAATATTTAGCAGCATAAACATGCAATGCTACATCCTCAATGGAATCTTTTTTATTCCATAACTTGATGGTGTTCATAATCTTATTTAGAGCCTGTTCGTTCCCATGCTCTTTGATATGCCTTTTAACAATGCTTGTCCATTCTTCTTTGGTTAGCTTAGTGCCATCCATGAGGTAATAAAACCACGCTTTGTTTACTTCTTCTCTGCATCCCAATTTCATATTCATGCGCCTACACCTACGCTGCTAGTCTTATTGCTTATGCTCTTTGCAAATATATCTCTAAGGTTTGCTATATGCTCTTTGTTGTTAGCAATCTTTTCATCATTTAATTCTGCCATCTGTCTACTTTTTTCAAGCTGTAGTATATTCTTAGCTTCTAGCTCTACCTTGTTTTGGTACAATGATATCTGCTCAAATAATGTATTTCCAAGAGTAGCTTCTGACCTTGTTCGTATATTCACAGATGCCATTGCCTTGTTAAACTGTCCTCGTATGACTTCTTTTTTCTCTGCCTCACATATGGATTGGAATCCTCCCATGTATGTGATAGCTTTTTGTACCTGTACTGGCAAACTGTTCATTGCTTCATCTGAACGCATGTACCCATAGAGCCTTATCGCTTTTTCTACTAGCCCCCAGCCTTCTTCATTATCAATTTGAACTGGCATGTCTAGTTCTGCATAAGCTTGTTTAATATTCTTTATGGTTACAAAGTCACATGTACCAATCACTTTTTTTACTGCAAGAACTGCTTTAGCATCATCCATGTAAGCTAACTCATTGAACCAAACCTCTACAAGATCTTCGTCCTCGATGTTAAACTTAAAGTTCATAAAAGCTTTTTCAAGTATATTGATTAATCTCTCAAATGTTCCAACTGTCATTGTTGCACCTACTCTCCATACTTTTCTCGTAATTTGTCAAAAGCACTTTTGCTTTCAACTTGTCCAGTTTCTACAACAGTGCCATCATCTAGTTGAATGGATTGCATTGCTGGTAACGCATAACCTTGTGGAAGTTCAAATATCCCTTTCCAGTTGTTTTGGATACTACGGTTTAGAATGGCTATCTTGGTAACTCTATCTGTACCTAACTTATCTAATTCTTTTAACATGAGCTCAGCTGCTCTTTGTGTCATCTTCCCATTCTTTAACCCGTTTCGCATATCGTTAAAAGCAATTAATGTTTCAAGAAGTTCTACATCTTGTCCTGCATATGTACCAAAAAGATTCAAAATGTATTCCTGCACCTGTGCAGGTTTATTTTTATTTGTTGTAGTCTTCTGTTGTAATCTACTGTAGTAATCTACTGATATATGAGGAAACGGGAAATTCCCATCTGTGGAAATCGGGTTTTCTTGTTTCTGTAAATCAGAATTTCCTGTTTCCAGAGGTTGGTTTTTATCCTCTACACAGATTGTATTTTCCTGTTTGCTAGAAATCGGAATTTCCTGTTTCTTAGAAATAGCTTTTTCACGTTTCTTAGAAATGGGAATACTCTCTTTATTAGAAATCCACTCTTCTAATATTTTGTCTACAAAGTCATTATTTCTAAAATAATATGTAAGTCGCTTCTGACGATCATAGTAAGATGCATATAATTTACCTTCAAATAAGTTGCCATCTTTTTGACTTACAAATTGGCTCTTGCTCTTATAGCACTTGCCAATCCTATTGAATGCACCTTTAAATTCTTCCTTACCAAAGTTAAGTTCTTCTAACCAACTATCACCTTCACGGTATAAGTCATGTTCACAAGGCTCTGTAAATTTGAAGAACATTCCACCTTCTTGCTTTGCAAACCAATATTCCAGCTGCATCATTAAAATGCTAGCTGTTACAGAACCCGTAATTTCATTTAAGCCTGGGTAATAAGGGATTACATTCGATACTTTTGCAAGTATGTAATTCTTCATTTTAGACATTGTATATACCCCCTCATATCAAAGCCTCCTTTTAATATTTATTAAATACAGCACCAAAGATAAATCATGAAGCTTGTACTGAGTCCAACGATTATCATCAACTCAAATAACCCTTTCATTGTTTGGTCAAACCATCTGCTGAGGTTATTTTTAAGTGCTCTTTTTTCTCTGACTGTCATTATTCAATTCACTCCCTTTGACACCAATATAAAAACATGCTATACTGATGTCACCAATTTAGTTTTACTAAGCATTTGCTCTTACAAGACTGCAATCTTGTGAGGGCTTTTTTATTTCTGTGAGTAACAAGGACATACCTGCTCCTACAACTTCTTCTATTTCCTTCGTTGAACTCCTCCAATCTTCTTCCTCATCTTCTGTGATTTCATCATCATATGCCATACGTACTAAATCACGTTGTATATCCTCTAGATCATCACACTCCTTCTTGAACATCAAAGTTAAATGCCCTACCTTGCGCCTATAGATTGGTGGCAAGATTGCTTTACCTATCTTTGTATAAGTTCTTAAGTATTCATACCCTAACCACTTTGCCCCATAGGCGTGCATCATTTGGAACACCATATCATCATTGGGTACTACTTGGTCATTTTCATATCTTCCAAGTGTTGTTCTGTCCTTAATGAGTAATAACCCTGTTGCCACTTCCTGTGTTAACCCAGCCTCTTTACGTGCCAGCCTAAAAATATTGCCATACTCCTTGTTCATCTACTTGCCTCCTTATATGTAATTGATCCAGTCACATTCTAAATAAAAATGTGTCTCTGTCAGCTCTTCTTTTATCAGTTACTTCCAGTTATACTAGTCCTAACTTCTTTTGATACGCATTTAAATATGTACTAATCATTAGGCACTTCTATATCCATATCCTCACTAAGAGGTGTTGTTAAGAAGCCAATTCTAAAGAGACCTCTTTCCCTGGCTTCTTTAACAGCTTGTCTTGCTTGTTCCTCTGTGTAAATACCCATTTTTGCTAGTTCTTGACGCCTAGCCTCACGTTTCACTAAGTCTACTTGTTTAGGTTTCACTGCTACCTCCTGTTGCAAGTGTCCTTCGAATAATTTGTTCGATTAACTTGCAAAAAAAATTTCATCTACTGTTCTATTTAATATAATTGCTATTTTCTTTGAAAGAGCAAATCCTGGAGTCCTTTTACCGCGTTCAATCATAGAAATATAATCTTTATGAACCCCTACTTTTTCTGCTAATTGTTCCTGTGTTAATTTAGATTCTACTCTAAATTGCTTTAATCTACATTCTTGCAATTCATCACCACCTTTTTAGTCGAATATTTTGTTCTGAGACTATAATAACAGAACATATTGTTCGTTGTCAATCTTTTTAAGAACATTTTGTTCTAAAATATTTTAGTAATCGAACAATATGTTATACTTTTTGTGAGGTGATAGAATATGTTATTCGGAGATATTTTAAAAAAACTACGTTTAGATAAAGGCATTACTCAAAAACAACTTGGAGATATAATTGGTATATCAGATAGAGTTATTGGTTATTATGAAGCTAATAATCGATTCCCAAAAGAAGAAAAAATAATCAAAGATTTAGCCAATTTCTTTGGTGTATCAACAGATTACCTCTTAGGTAGAACTGAAGATAAGAGTAATACTCAAATTTTAGATGCTGTTTCTAATAATCCTGAGTTAGTAGATTTTACGAAAGAACTCATGGAACGTGAAAGTATGCAACTTTTATTTAAGCAAGCTAAATCATTATCTGATTCAGATATAGGTAAGATAATAAAAATTATTAAAGCCATTGAAGATGAAGAAGATAAACAAAATGGAGTTGATTAACTCATTATGTCATTCGCTGATATATTGAAAAAGCAACGTAGCATTAAAAAAATTTCTCAACGAAATCTAGCTGAAATGATAGGTGTTTCCCAACAAACTATTGGTTCATGGGAAACGGAAAGAACAGAGCCTGACCAAGTATCTCTAAATAAACTTGCAGATTTTTTTAGTATATCAACTGATTACCTATTGGGTAGAACTGAAGATAAGAGTAATGCTCAAACTTTAGATAGTGATATAATCCAACTCCCTACTATTAGGATAAAAAGTCTAAGGATTGAAAAAGGATTATCCCAAGAGGAACTTGGTAGTCTTCTTAATATCCAAAAATCTGCAATTTCTAAGTATGAAAGAGGTGCTCTTGAACCAGGCAAAAGCATGTTGATTAAAATGAGTAGCATATTTAATTGTAGTGTTGATTATTTGCTAGGACTCAGTAGTGTTCGTAATGAAAATAACGATCAACGTTCTATAGATAACGATAAAGATCCCCTAAATTTTACAACTCAGTTTATTAAACGTAAAAGTATACAGCTTTTATTTAATCGTGTTAAGTCACTATCAGATTCAGATATAGAGAAAATAATTAAATTTATTGATATTATAGAAGATAAAGCGAACTAAATGAAATCGTACAAAAGAAGAAGCAAGGGGTTGCTAATAATGGATAAAATACAATTACTAGATGAGCCATTGATACGCTCATTATTAGATGAAACCATATCTTTTTATGAAGTAATGAATGCTTACAATATACAAACACAGGTCGCCTTTGTACTCCCTCCCAGTGTATATGGGTTTGTTTTCCTAAGCAAAAATTCAAATTATTATATTATACTAAATGGGAATATCAATTACGAAACACAGGTCAGAACCTTTGTGCATGAAGTTAAACATATTGTTGAGGATTGTCCAAAACATAACTACATAATAGGTATTGATATGCAACACACTGAATTAGAAGATGATTCAGACTTACAAAAAATATTTAATTTATAGATAGAGCCTATAGGGCTCTTTTATTTTAGAAAGGAGTTATAACATGAAAGCTGCATTATACGTCCGTGTATCTACACACTTTCAAATAGATAAAGATTCTTTGCCATTTCAGCGCCAAGAATTAATTAACTACAGCAAATACGTTCTTGGTAATGACAACTATGAAATCTTTGAAGATGCTGGGTACTCTGCTAAAAATACAGATAGACCTTCCTATCAAGCTATGATGTCTAGAATTAGATCTGGTGAGTTCACACATCTTATTGTATGGAAAATAGATAGGGTATCTCGTAACCTTTTAGATTTCTCTAGCATGTACGAAGAACTTAAAAAGTATAATGTTACATTTGTTAGTAAGAATGAGCAATTTGACACTTCTTCTGCTATGGGCGAAGCCATGCTTAAAATCATTTTGGTCTTTGCAGAGCTTGAAAGAAAGCTTACTGCTGAACGTGTAACTTCTATTATGCTCTCTCGTGCAGAAAAAGGCCTCTGGAATGGTGCCACTGTACCTTTAGGCTACAAATGGTCAGATGAAATTAAATTCCCTGTAATAGATGAAAATGAAGCTTCTACAGTGCGATTGATTTATGACCTCTATCTTCAGCTACGTTCTACTACTAAAATTGCTCAGCATCTGAATACCAATCATATTCCTACTAAGCGTAATGGAACATGGGTAGCAAAAACAGTTAACGATGTCTTACGTAATCCTTTTTATATTGGAACTTATCGCTATAATATGAAAGATCAAAAACGCAAACTCAAAAAAGAAGATGAATGGATTATCATTGAAGATAATCATGAGGGTATTATTGATAAACCTATCTTCGAACAGGTTCAACATATCTTAGAGGATAATTATAATGGGAATAGCCAATACCAAAGAGAAAACATACATACTCATATCTTCTCTAGTCTTGTTTACTGTAGTAAATGTGGCACTCGATTTTGGGCTGGATTAGATAGCCCTCGAAAAAAAGATGGCTATAGACCTAGCCGATATGTATGCTATAAAAATAATAATGGCTGCCAAAATATTATAAGTGATGTAACACTCTTACCTTTTATCCTTAACTTCATTGCTAATTTTATTAGACTTAATCACTCTACTTTAAACAATCTATCTCTAAAGAGCATTGAAAAAACACTCTTAAGAGGTAAAGCATTTGTGGATGTTATAGGAATTGATCACTTTGCACTTGAGAGCACCTTTAAACGTATGGCTACTGGTTTACATGATGAGCTAGAACTAAATAGTGACACTGCTACAGAATCAAAAGTTATCCAAACAGATGAAATGGAATCACTTGAAAAAGAAAAGAAAAAATATGAGAAAGCATTAGAACGTTTAGAATCCTTATACCTCTTCTCTGAGGATAGCATGAGCCAAAAGGATTTTATCTTTAAGCAAAGAGATTTAAAACAACATCTTGAACAAATCAATGCCAAATTAGCAGCTCTTAATATCCCTCAGGCAAAAGATAACCTTGCAGATCTATCCTGGTTAGATGATATTCAGTACTTTATCCTTATGGATAAGATACAAAATACTATAGGCATTGATTATCGTGAAATATTAAACCTTATTGATATAGAAGTGTTAAAAGAATTTATTAGTAAGATCGTGGAAGAAATCCACGTACAAGATAAAAAAGTAATGTCTCTAAAACTTTCTAATGGCATTACCTACAAATTTGCTTATAAAGAACATACACAAATTCGGACCAGAGAACATTTACTCTATAGAAAATATGAAGATACACTATTAGAACTTTTGAATACAAAAATTCAAGTGACAAGAAAAGATGTAGAAGAAACTATTCCACTGGGACGTGTAACCATTGGCAAGCTTATTAATGAATTTATTGAACGTGGCATTATTGTACGCTGTGGTGCTTCTACTGCTACTTACTATACTTTAGTAGAAAATAAGGATTTTCCTAGAGAAATACTATAA